AGAGCTTCACCTGAAGTATACGAGCAGAAAGTCCAAGAGGTCGAGCAGGCACTCATGAGAATTGAGCAGTCCTGCATGAGATTTATGGAAGAAAACCAAGTTCGTATCACTGCTCAGGAAGCTAACCGACACCTATTAATCACAGGTAATGGCACACTCTTTTTACCACCTGACAGAGATGGAACTAAGTTTTATGACTTAAACCATTATGTCGTACAAAGAGATGGTGTAGGGACAGTCGTAACATTGATCACTAAAGACGTACTATTGAAACGCACGTTGCCACCTGAAGCATACAATCTAGTCCCTGATAAGAAGGACGATGAGGAAGTTGAAGTATACACTAAGTGCGACTTAGTAGACGACAACTATGAGTGCTTCAGTGAAGTCGATGGTATACAAATTGCAGGTAGTGAGCAGACTTATCCTAAAGACAAATTCCCATACATTGTATTAAGAATGACAAAGAGCGACAACGAAGATTATGGACGCTCTATGGTAGAGGAATATTTAGGCGACTTAACGAGTCTTGAGAAACTATCAAAAGCACTTGTAACCATGGCTTCCATCAGTGCACGCACACTTTACCTAGTGAACCCTAATGGTATTACTAGACCTAAACTACTACAGAACGCTCAAGAAGGCGACTTCGTAAGCGGTCGTGTAGAGGACATTCAACCACTACAACTTAATAAATATCCTGATATGCAAACGACAAAAGCCACTGCTGACACTATTGAGCAACGCTTATCGTTTGCTTTTCTTTTGTCTAGCGTAGTCCAACGAAACGCTGAACGAGTAACCGCAGAGGAAATCAGGACAGTCGCTAGTGAACTAGAGGACACCTTGAGTGGTGTATATAGCATTTTAACTCAAGAATTCCAGTTGCCACTTGTGAGACGTATCTTAGCAGTCCTTATGGCACGAGGAGAAGTCGCACAGCTTCCTGAAGGCTTCGTAGAGCCGACAATTACAACTGGTATGGAAGCACTAGGACGAGGACACGACTTCAATAAGTTTATGACATTTATGGGAGTGGTAAGTCAAATGCCTGACGCTATGGGCTACATGAAGGTGAACCAATGGCTCACTGCAATATCGACAAGTTTAGGTATTGATACTACAGGGCTCATCAAGACAGATGAGGAAATGCAACAGGAACAACAACAAGCTATGGAAGCTCAACAGGAGCAGGCTCTAGTAGAGCAAGCTATGTCAGGAGCAATGAATGAAAGTGAGGTAATGAACTAGATGGACATTGTAGCTAATGCCCAAAACAATACTCAGATTGTCGAAGCAGAACCGATGACTGAGGATCAACAACAGGTACAAACTGAAGCTCAACCGCAGGTAGAAAACACACAAACAGAAACTACAGAGGTAACCGCTACAACAGCAGTTGACGCTCAGACAAATACAGTACAAGAAGCCTTTGCTCAACAACAGCAGGCTACAGAAGAACTACAGAAAGACTTAGCAGAGCGTAACGTAGACTTCAAGTCTCTTGAAGAAGAGTACACGAAAAATGGTCAGTTGTCGTCCGCTTCTTTAGAAGCCTTAGCAAACGCAGGTTATCCAAAGGAAGTCGTAGACGCATACATCAGTGGTGTAGAAGCAACTCAAGAGAAATTCTATAACGCAGTCGTAGGCTTTGCAGGTGGTGAAGATGAGTACCGACAAGTAGCTCAATTCGTTAGCTCTCAAGGTGATAAGGCAGTACAAGACTTCAATGACACGATTAACACAGGCAACTTAGGTGTAATCAATATGGTTATCCAAGGTGTAAAAGCAAACATGAAGGCAGTCAATGGTACTACTAATCAAACAATCTTAGGGCAGTCCACAGGTGGCACAGCCGACAACACAAATGCTTACTTGTCTAAACAGCAAATGTTAGACGCAATGAATGACCCACGTTACGACAAAGACCCAATCTATCGTAAACAAGTGGAACAAAAAATTATTAATTCTAATTTCTAATCTAAAGGAGAACAAATTTGGCAGGTGTAACAAACTATCAAAAACCCGCTTCTGTACAAAATACAGGCGATGAATTAGCAAATTTTCTTAAAGTATTCAGTGGTGATGTATTAAAAGCCTTCACACGAGCAGGCAAAGTTATGGGCAACCATATGACGAAATCTATCGACAATGGTAAAGCTACTACATTCCCAGTAATGGGTCGTGGTAAAGCTCACTACTTGCCAGCAGGTTCCAATCTTGATGATCTTCGTGAAGCAATTCCACACAATGAAATTACCATCAACATTGATGGATTATTGACAGCTGACGTACTTATCACTGATATTTACGAAGCTATGCTTCACTATGAAGTACGAAGCGAATACGCTAAGCAATTAGGTGAAGCGTTAGCTATTGCTTCCGATGGTGCTGTAGTAGCAGAAATTGCAAAACTTGTAAAAGCTAACAAAGAGAACATCGCAGGCTTAGGCAAAGGTGTTGTCGTAGAGAAAACTATTACAGGTGGTGCAGGTATTAACTATGAGACAGGTAAAGCTGTAATTGATGGCTTGCTTGAAATGAAATCTAAATGGACTTCCCAGTATGTACCTGAAGAAGAACGCTTTGCATACATCACTCCTGAAGTTGAG